TCGTGCTGAAAGGAATGCGTCAAAGCTGGACCGTGTGTACGAGTAATCGCCGATTCGCTCTGACTGTAAGGCATTGTCGTACTTTGCGGCGGCATACATGCTGTTGACGAGCTGGGCAATTGCGAGTTTTACAGGTTCTGGGCAAGAGCTAAAACCACCCGTGTAATCGACTGTGTAAAAATATTGCAAACTGTACGGGTTATCTTGCTTGATGAATGACTTAAATCTGTTTATATATGGATTGACGAATGTAAGCACGCCTGTAGACGGCTCCAGAACGTATTCGAGATTGATGTCCAGCTTTGTTTCGGTCAGGTTTGTTTCGCTGGAGTTATAGCTGTCCACATAGCCGCAGGAATCGCCCTTGACAGGGTCTGACTGCTGGTAGATTGCGACTCGGGAAACACTTGCAACTGGTGTTCTACGGAGGTAGATACGCTGGCTTTGATTGATAACATAACGCTCGGTGATTGTGTCGGATAGGAAAATTCGGTTGCAGAACTTCTCTACTGATCTTGACGCAGCGTCGATATAGACCTGTACAGTAGCCGATGGAGCATCCGCTAGGGCAGGAATATATGTCAGGCATTCGTTTAGAGTCAGCAGAATATCCACAAGGTCTCCTTAAGCTCTCGAACCCAAAGGGACGACCCGAAGGTCGCCCCAGAGGGCCGAAAGGTGGGAATCAGTTGGTTCCCTTGGTCTCGATGGCGACATCAGGTTGCGGAACCGGAGTCAGATTGGCGTTATGCAGCAATGCAACACCGTAAGTGGCTGTCCCAGTTGTCGCTACAACACGCATGTAAGGCTTGCTTACAAAAGCGGTTACGTTTGACGTTTGGACAGCAGTGTCCTTGCCTGGGTGATTCACGCTGATCGCCAGGAACTGGTTTGTCGCAGCTGTCGTAGCAGATGCAGAGATTGCAGCACCAGGAACAGCAGGAACGGCAGTGATCGGTACGCCAAATGTGGTTGATACCTGATAACCGACCGTAAGGTCAGTCCACGTAGAACCATCGGCTGATTCCTGAACCTTGATTGCCGAGGATGCAGCTAGAGCGAAGTTGACCAGAAAGGTCACCCCACCAAAGAGTCCGTTGGCACTGTTTACCTGAACAGACGAGCTGTTTCCCGAGGTAAACACAAGGTTCTTGACTTGAACACTACTTAAGAGCTGATTATGACGTGACATATGGTTCTCCTCTTGTGCTTATATCAAGATACCTTGATGAATTTGCCGTATTGTTCTTGGATCGTGTCTGCACCCCAACGCAAACGGAAGAGGTAAACACGGCGATTGTTCACGGCTTCGATTTCATTTAAAACCCGTACGGATAAGCCCATACGAATCGGCATGAACACGCCTTGAAGCGATCCGAAGAACGCAACTGCGTTACCACTTGTACCTTGAAGAGGAGCGAACTGGCAGTAGCTGATTGGGAACCCGTCAATTGAGTCAGGAATCGGCTGGACGATGCCAGGGAAGTTCTGACCGCTCTGGAACAGGTACTGACCGTTGGACGCTTTGAACAGGCTCACAGTCTTCGCTGTTTGCTGGTGCATGACGAAGCTGAAGTTTGGTTGGGCGTACTGTGGCAGGATGCTGAATCGCATTGCCTTGACCGTATCGGCGTCCAGCGTCGAGCTAGAACCAGATGCAGTCACGAAGCCGAATTTACCTGCCTCGCCACCCGAACTGCTGGAAATCGAGTTCCAGATACCCCGAGGTTGGCCTACACCCGTACCGTAAGCAAGGTGCTTCTCGTAGTGGAGATCCAGCCAGGTTTGCAGTTCCTGATTGAAGTAGGATTCCAGGTTGAATCCTGAGTCTTCCAGGAGTGTGTTGGACATCGAAATCCGGCCCATGTATTCATGAACTGGGATCGAGACTTCTCCAAAGGTTGGCTCAAGGGAAGCACTTGGTGTTCCGGCTTCGCCTGTCCACATACCCTGAATCGGGCTGGTGTAGACATCGTCGCGGAAAGTGGTACGCAGCATGACAACACGGTTGCTGTTGGTGGTGATCTGACGAACACGACCTCGCAGGGTTGTTGGGGCTGGCTTACGCTGAATGACTTCATTGAGCATATCGGGTGGCACAAAATAGCCAGCACCTTCGTCGATGCCTTCGACCAGCGTTTTAAATGTCCGAGCGTAGTTGTTTTTGAGCTTGTCTTCACCGAAGTGGAGGAAAGCCTTGAAAGCTCGGGCATATTCTGGAGTCGAGATCGACTTGTTCTGCTTCTCTGTCAAAATGCCCAGACCATCGTCTTGGACTTCGCCTGAATCCGAGATCGTTGTGAACCCGGCAGAGCGTGTTGAGCCACTGTAAGGCGTACCAATAGACTTGTTTGTCAGGTCGCGGTAAGCGTCCAGATTGACAGAGTCGAGCGAGTCGGCTTCGTCGATTTTGGCTTTGAGGGTAGGAAGCACATCCTGAAGGATGGCTTTGTAGCGAGCTGTCTGGTCGTCGTTGCGATCTTCGTTCAACCGAAGTGCTTCAGCCTCAGCAAAGGCACTTTTGAACTCAGCACGCAATTTTGGCGATGCTGCCATGGGATTACTCCTTGATGTAGGCGCGAAACGCTTCGAGAAGGTCGTTTAATGGGTCTTCAACTGCAACTTTTGCCTGGGCCGGAGCTTCGGCTTCTTCTTCTTCCGATTCGGATTTGATTCCGGCATCGACAAGCAGAGTTTCAAGCATTTCATGGGCGGCTTCGATCTGGGCGCACACTTGGGCCAGGAGGTCTGCCGTTGTTTGTGAGATCTTTCGCCCAGCTTTGAAGGACGAGATGGCTGTCTGTTCGTTTGCACCGAGTGCAACTGGTGAGATTTCCAGAAGTTTGGCTCGTTTGATCAGGCGTGAACCGCTCTCGGATCGCATCAACTCTTCTTCGGATGGGCTGTATCCAGCCTTCTTCCAGTAGTCGAGCGTTTCCTTCTTCGTCATTCGCTTGATTTGCAAGGGGATAATACCCACCGACAATTCCTTCACAACGCCTGACGTGATGAGCTTACGATCTTCCTGAGCCTTGACCGTATCCACCAGAATCGCCTCAAGGAACAGCCCTTTGGCATCCTCAAAGAGTTCGACTGGCTTGCCGATAGGATTCGCATGGTCGTGATTCACGCCACCGATAAACCCCTTGGACATAAACCTTTGGATATCAGCCTTGTAAGCACCTGGAGCGATAATGTCGTTATGATAATCAAGAAAATGGAATGTCGAAGCGTATCCAGCGAACCCGCCAGAGTCGGAATTATCAACTCTCGGTGCTGGAGCCAGCTTGTAAACCAGACTTAGTTCCGGTTCAGACACGATATTTTCCTCGCAATAGATTGATACTCACATATATATATTAACAGATAAACAATTGTTGATGCAAACTAAATCTTTTCCGGTTCTGCCGTGTAGTCTCCTGCACGAAACACGCTGACTGTCTTCAGGTATTTGTCATGGGTCTGATCGGCCAAGAGGAGCTTTAGTTGCTGCCGGAGTTCGTCCATGACCAGGTCGTCTTCGCTGCTCAACTGCATTTGAGATGCATGTAGCCAGACACCAAGAAGCGATTGCAATCGGGAGTGATGCAGGACACAGGCTTGAAAGCCTTCGTTATCCTGAACGTCAATCTGCTCGAAATCGACCAAGAGCGAGTCAATCGAGGATTTCTTTGTGACTTCATCGTCGTCGTCTGGTTCTTGAGGCATGTCTGATGGTCCCTATTGCCAGAGCGATTGTGTTGAAGATTAAGTACAGATGGAAATACAGCAGGAACAGAGTCCAGGCTACCAATTGAGTTTCGCCCAAGGGATTTCTTTACGTTGCCAGCCAGCCAGATTACTCAAGGCCCAGGAATCGCCTTCTTTAAGCATGCTTTCCGCAGTTTTCTTGCGGATCTTGAAGCTACCAGCTGGCATCCATTCGGGTTTCGGGCCTGAGATCCAGTCGTTGCCCCATGAGTTCAGGATCACTGCGGACTCGTCCGAGAGGTCAATCCCAATGATGATCATCTGGTGCGACCATGAGCCTTTAGGGGCTGAGAATCCGTTAGCGTCTCGCTTGTAGCTGAAACCCTGATCGGAAGCGACTGTGACTGGATAGCCGGAAGTGATTGCACTGACCAGTTCATCCCACGTGTCAACCTTGGCGTAAGACTTGATGGGGTGGAGCTTTGCCGTAGGTTCGAGATCGTCGGGAACACCCTTCCTTGCATAGCCTGAACAGCAGAGTGCAGCAGAGTATTCTGTAAGATCTACGGATGCATATTTCTTACGTGGGAGGCATCCATATTTCTGTAAATACTGGGCCGCCCAGGCTCCTACCGAGCCTTCTCCAGAGAGTCGCCCACCACCGATTTCAACACGACTTCCCCAGTAGATCGTCATGCAGTCAAGGTGACCGGGATTCTCGCTTCCGTTATCCGTAACATCCTGGGCTACGAGGATCTCTGCTGCCATTCCAGCACCGTTGGCAACGCATGAGCCGCAGGAACCTTGGTTGTAGATCCATTTATCCTTGCCCCAGACCATGTCCATGTACTTTGTCAGTATGACAGGGCCAGTCGGAGCGGAACCCATGAGGTGGGGAGCCGTTGCGGAAAAGCCTTGAATTCCGTTTTCGGAGACGATTCGGGCGACTTCCTGGGGATCTTTATGCCAGCCGAAACCGAAGTTGAGAGCGTCGTAGGGGGTCATTTGCTCAACTCCTCACAGGCCTTTTTGATTTCAGCTAATGCTGCCAGCAATTCTTCGCGTGTCTTGTATCCCTTGCTTGCAAGCAGATCGCCAAGACCCACGCCAGCCCAATAAGTCCGAATCCCATTGTCGTCAGCACTCTTTGCCAATAATCCGATGATCTGAGCCATGTCCAGGCCCAACGCTCCAGCCTGTGCTTCAGTGATCTGTATCGATTTGTCGAGGGCTAATGCCCCTTGCTTGCGTTTTGCCTTGTCAGGCACAGTAATGGTCACTATGGACCAGAACTCGTTTGCAAGGCCTGTCAGGTGCGGTGGAACGGGCTTCTTCTCAGGGTCAGTTTCCTGCCCGTCATAAGCCTTGACTGTTCCAGATTGTGTCCCGACAACGTATGTCCTACCGCGATCCACAAAAACAATGGAAACTTCCGTTACCGGAGGCACATTGAAAGAGGGGATCGAGGTCTGCCCAAGTAGCATCAGTGCGGCAAAAAGCATAGTCAATCCCACCCCTCCGGCTTATCCTGGTGTTCCCACTTCTCATACCAGTCGTCATCCATAGACCAGTAGAGACACAAGGACAAGCCGATAAGAATTCCTAAAATGATGTATCCGAAAGTGGCTAACACCCGTATCACAGGCCAGCTGTCGCTGCGGCTACTGCTTTGGAAATAGCGTCTTCACGCTGCTCCATTGCGGCTTTAACCGTTTCCTCGTTGAGGCTTACGACTTCTCCTCTGGCAAGTTGCTGGAGTAGTTCCTTGATCACTTCCACGATCAGTGGAGTCATCAGGCGTATGATGAGTTGGGTAAACATTATTTGCATGCCCCGTTGGGACAGATGTAAATGTATTTCATTTGCGTTGCCGCTGGCTTGCGATTAAAAAGGAATAGCCTTGGGCGACGCCCCCCATTGCCTGGGCGAGGTGGCAGAGTGATCAGCGGCGACACAGTTTTTTCGACCGTAGTTGTTGTCGTGACCGTTTGAACTGGATTGCAGTTGCCTTTAGGGCATTCTGGCTGTGCTGCGTACAAGAAAATGGCTTCGATAAACATGATTGCTCACCTTTCAAGTGATTGGTATAGATGGAACCGTTTGACCAACCGGCACTTAGATCACCTTACCCTTCTGGGGACAGAGGTTATTTCAGGTCGATTGTCTCTTCTTTGTCAGTCGAAGATGATTTGGATGTCTGGGAGGAGTTGGATTGCCGCTTCTCTTTGAAGCTCTTCACTAAGCCCGCACTTGCATAGATGACAGCCGCAACGCTGTACAGCAACTCTGCCCAGCTCAGATCGACATTCACCAGATTGGCCCCCACCCAGTTTGTTGTGACAGCAATTGGGCCGATCACCCATCCCACATTGGGGTTTAGGAGGTCGAGCGAGGGGTCGGGTGTTTGCATCGCTAAGATCCGTTTGGGGTCTTGGGGTGCGGTGCGGTCGTATGCTGACACGGTGGCGACGGAAGACGACATTTCTAGGCCTCTTCATATAAGCATATTATAACCTGTCACTGACCCTCTTGTAAATACTTCATCCCGACTTGATGAGCCTTAATCAATGCCGCCAAAGCGGATGCGACTGAAATTACGATTGCTGCCGCCGGTCCTACATAAATCCTGCCGAGGTTCTCGAGTATGACAGTCAGAATGGTCAAAATCAAAGCTGAAACCGAGCCTGTTCCGAACGCCTTTAGTAGCGTTGATTTAAGCTCTTCGACGTTGATGTAGCCTTGGATACTTGGCAGATTCTTCAGTTCGTCTTCGCTCATATCAATCCCCCTGTTTCACGTTGAATCCAGACTTGATCATATGTTCTGACACGGATTCGATGCCCGTTTGGCTCAATACATACACATCAGCCAGGTAACGAGCAAATGTCTGCTGGAAGTCCTGAGTGGTCGTGATGACCAGCTGTTTGCCAGCCAGAAGCATTTCCAGTTCAGCTTTGGCCCTGATGCCATCTGCGGCGTGAGCTTTATGCATTTCTGGGGCGTTATAGCCCTTGAATCTCACGTGTTGGGTTGTGGCAACGTCAAAGCCGAGGTCGATTAGCAGAACAGCTGTATCACCGTCGATGATGCGTTCTAAGCGTGCTGCGTAAGTGTAGTTGACGACTGGCTCTGGCATTAGATTGGCCTCGATTTGGGTGGCACTGGGATGACTGACGGATTCCAGGTGTAATTTGGGTCGTCCAGATAGTTTTGAAACACTGGAGCAGGGGCATTGACGAGCTGGGTGATTAGTTGGGCGTGCCGCTTGGAGTCCAAGTTATATCGCTCGATTGCATTTTGCCGTGCAGCTCGTTTCGCCATTTCTTCAAGAGTTGGCTTTTGTCTGCCTATCATCCAGTCAAGAAACTCTCTGCCTGTCATTTGCCGAGTCCTTTAGGAACGGTGAAACAATGGCCTAAAACGACTCCAATCCCCAAAGCAAAGCCTAAACTGTGCTGATTGACTTTCCAAATCGCCTCAGACCATGTCACGCCGCCAGACTGCCACTTGATCAGATCAACAATCAGCAGCACGATTGCAACTGTGATGAGAAAGACAAAATTCTTGGCAGCAGTGCTGAATGTCATCAGATTGGCCCGTTAGCTGTTCCGTTGCCGTTGTTGACAGGCCAGAGCGGTGGCAGGGATGCGAAGAACTCGCCCACTGTTGGAACTGCCTGAGTACCCGCCTGAACAGCCTGAACCATGTTGTAAAACAAGCTCCAGATTGAGTCACGATAAGCCAATGCTGCTTCGCCCTCGGCCTTATAGGTCGTTATGTTGCTCAGTGTCCAGCTTGTGGCTGACAGGATGGAATCGTATTGCTTTACGGACACCGCTTGATCGAGAAATGAGCCGATTCCGTAGCCGATTTCGGTGAGTCGCTGAATGATATACGCTTGCTGTTCCTCTGGAGTCAGATCAACGACAATATAGATATCGGTCACGGTAAAGCCGTTGACTGCAAAATGCTGCTCAAGTCGCTGTGTGGCAGGGTTGTACGCTGGCATGGGCGATGCGATGTATGGATAATAGCCGTATGTGGCTAAGGATGCATCGTCCAAGGCGTTGAAATTGCTGACAGTCGTGAATGACTGTGGCAACCACTGTGGGCCGGAGATTTGACCGTTTGGACTGACTTGGCAATACTGCATTACAGATTCCATTTCGACTTGATATAGTTGACGACATATGTCCTATCCGAGTCGCTTAATGCGGTCGGATAAACGATGAATTCAGAGATGCTGCCCTCGAGGGCGTAGGATGCAGTTGCGTAATACCCGATTCGGTCGGGCGAAAACGATGTTGTTCCAACGTTATTAGAAGTTCCACTAGTGCCGGACGAGTACGCAGTAACGGTTGAACCATCGTATTTAAACGTGGAATAGTCCCACTGCGTTCCATTTGTTCTTGTGCTGTTTGCCTGCTGTGTGCCGCCGCCGTTCATTTCGATTCGACTCACAGTGGAGGCAAAAAGATAGTTTGAAGTGCCGCTGCTTTTGCCGACTAGAACTGATCCGTTGGTTGTATCTGTGTTTTTGTAAACGACAAAGATCGTGAAGTTGGTGAAGGTGTTTGTAAAACCAAGCCACTGGCTACCATTAAACGCAACAGCCCCCAACCCATTCTGCCCGCTCGCAGGAGGATTCCATGTTGGCCTGTTGCCTGATGTTGCCTGAATTGCGTGCCTGTTATTGCCCGATAGATCGTTCCACTGGTAAATGCTTTGCCCTGAAGTTGTCACTGGTGTTGTTCCAGCGTCCGTAAACAGCGTGTTTTGCTGCGATGCGTCCAGCCAGAGGGCAGCACCTGTGACGGGCAGGGTTGTATTTGGGTTGTAAATGTCTGGTAATGCCGCAGCGGGTGGCGTGAATGCTGAGGTATAACGAGCGTATTTGGTGATGCGGAGATCGTCGATGTAGCCTTGAAAATCAACTAACCCAGAGGTGTAATTGTTGGCAAAACGTCCAACTCTAGCTCCGGTCGGCGTGAAAGTGCGAGACGCAAAGGTCGTAGTTGATCCAACTTGAACTCCATTGATAAACAATTTTGCAGCATTTGAAGATACGCTTGCGGCAACATGATACCATGTGTTTACAGATATTGACCCACCCGTAATAGCTGCAATAGCCGAGCCAGATCCGTCTGCTGGCCGAGTCTCAAAAGTAATAGTTGAGCCGTTTCTAACAACGTAGATTCCACCAAAGTAAGACACCGTTGCTGAAGTCAGGGTGAAGATCGGAGCGTAGCCAGTAACCGAATCAGGTCGCATCCAAAATTCTACAGTGTAATCCGTAGTCAGGTTGAAAGGTTCTCCGTAGGGTATATCAAGATAATCACCCGACCCATCAAAATATCCGCTTGCCCCACCGTATTTGCTCTGAGTTGTGCTGATCTTGGCATTTCCTGCCGCAGTCACTGCCAGTGCATTTGGCCCACTATCCACAAAGTTTGTTGATGTATCTGCCCCATCCATGTGCAACAGGAGCGATGTGTAATTGTAGTAAGGGTCGGCCACCGTGGAGGATGCGGTTGTTGGCAATGCTGCTGTAGGAGGTGTGAAATTGGATACGTAGCGAGCAAATCGGGAAATCCTGAGGTCGTCTATGTAGCCGTTTAATGGAAAGTCGTTGCTATCTTTCTCTGCACCAATCTTCAGCGGCTTGCTGTTATTGTACAGCGTTGAACTAAATGTTGCTGTTGTACCAGCGATGCCGTTTAAATATGGAGTAAATGTGCTGCCATTCCGAACTAGGGCAAAATGATACCATGTTCCGGTAGCAGCGGCAGTAGCAGAAAACAGTACGTTGCTGGGTCCGTTCCAAGTATTCGCGGCTGTGCTTAAGTAGAATGCAAACTGCGAGCTACTGTTAAGAACGATTACCCATCCGCCAAAAGTGTTTCCCGTGCCAAATGGAGTGATAATGGTCGGCTTTCCAGAGACTGAGTTAAAATACACCCATCCCTCGATTGTGAAATCGCCAGACGTAAGGTCAAGTGCAGCGGAATATGGGATTTGGACAGCATCCCCGCTACCATCAAAATAAGCACTCGCTCCACCGTACTTGCTCAGGGTCGTGCTAATTTGAGCGTTACCAACCGCAGTCACCGTCAGTGCATTTAAACTAGAATCCGTAAACGTGGTCGATCCGTTTGTTCCATCCATACTGAGCATCAGCGAAACGGCACTGTAGTAAGGGTCGCCTGTTGTCGAATACTTCTTAGCGTTCCGAATGATATTTGCAATCATCAGAAGTTTTGACCTCCTGTAAAACCCTGCCAGCTTGTCCCGCCATCGTTAGAATAAAATGCAAACACATCCTTCTTGCCCGATGTCGATGTCAGCGTTGGTGCAGTCCC